TATAACCTTTTACTAATTTTTCTTCTCTTAATTTTTTAAGTTTTCCCGATTTTTCATCAATCATATCGGTTGTGATTTTTGCAATAAAATACTTTTCGTCCATGTTATAATTTTTTTTTAATATCCTAAATAATCGTTCAATTTTTTCATTAAGTCAAGTGATTTATTTCCACTTTCCCCAACTTGTCTTTCGACTTTCATTTTTTTCTCCTCTTCCAAGTTCTCCTCAAAGTTAAATCTATCTTCAGGATTTTGGAATAAATACGCTCCTGGTGTTGATGGTGAGGATACTAAGTCAAAACAGATTAATTCAAAATCTTCTTGGACCTCATTCTGTTCACCAACTTTTTTAAGGGAACCAACTCCTCTTGAAGAGATTCCTAACGTAACTCCTTGTCTTAGGTAATTAGCGGCTAAATCTCCTTTAGTTGATACAATACCTCTTTCGTGGAATCCTGGTGATGTAAGTAATTGTATCTTACCCATTAGTACAGGACCTTCCCACCATATTTCAGTTATTGCATGAGAAACTCTATCTAAATCAATTAATGACGATTCAGGGTGATTTAACTCTGAAAGAGCGGTGCCCTTTTCTATCATTTTTTTATAGTTTTCTGATTCTCTTTTTAAAATACGTTCAGGGTATATTCTACCATTTCTGTTTGGGGTATTATATTTCTGTAATACCGCATAAAATTCAAATGGTTTAGAGTGGTCTAACATATTACCTTTAGATTCTTTAATAACCTTAGCATTATGTGTATCTGTTGGTGATACGTAACCCGCATCGTATTCTATTAATATACCTTTACCTATTTCAGTTGGTTGTAAAATTCTTAAATTCATCTCAAATGTTTTATTATAAATATTAAACATTCTCTAATTGTAGCGTATCATCGTTTGTTTTGATTTTTTTAGTTAGATAAAAGTTGAAGTAATCGTTACCGATAAAGTTTTCGTAAAAAATTCTATTAGTAATATCTTTAAGTGAATCTTTAATTTCTTTTGATTTAAAGTCATGTCCTTCATGATTTAAAAAGAAATTAATCTCTAAGTTCATAAAAGATTTTTTACCTTGATTTAATCCGCTGGACCTTAAATCTAAATCTACTATAAATTTATCATCAAATAACTCTTTATCTAAGGATTCGTAGACCGAATGTTTTATGGCTCTGCTCATATTGAGAACTGTCCTTGTCCAATTTTCGCACTCTGTAGTTGGTTCTACCCATGTTTGGATGTTAAGATAGAGTGACTTTAAATTCATCGAATCAACTGTTCCATATACTACCTTGGCAGTGTTGAATCCGTGAATGTGTGAGGTTTTACCCTTTTTCATTAAATTTCATAATTTCTAAGTTTATTGTTTTAATAAAAATAGGTATATTTACTGCAATAGTCAAAATAAATATAAACTCACAAAAACATGTTAATCATAAAGGTAGAAAAAAATGTAACTCTTGAAAAAGCGTTAAAAATTTACAAAAGCAAAGTCATAAAGACAAGGCAAAGTAAGGAATTAAATGAACGAAAAGAATTCCAAAAAAAATCTGTTAAAAATAGGAATATGATTTCAAAAGCGAAATACGTTCAGAAAAAATATAAATCAAATAACGATTAAAGATTCTCATTCAAACTTTTAAGTTTGAAATAAGTTAACTTGTCGTATTTTTCTGAAATTACTTTATCAAGAGTTTCATCAATTCTTGTTTGAGTTGAGTTATCTTCATTATTATTTTTCATTTCAGTTAATTTAGTTACAACACTTTTTTTAACATCATCAAATTTTTGGTTTAAAGTAACGTCATCTTCAGATAAAAGTTTTGTTAATTCTTTTTTATCTGACTCAGTTAATGAATCAATAAAATTTGTGATTGTTTTATTTGCAACATTAACCATAGAAGTTAGCGATATTTGAACAGTATCTGCTTTCTTGATAGGTAATTTCTTAAGAGATTCTGAAATGTATTTTTTACTAGTTATTCTTGATTCGATTGTTAGGACATCTCTCGAGAATAAATTATCAATATTATTATACTGATTGTCAACCTTAGAATTTTTAATCCAAGACTTTAATGGTGTAATATCCGACTCTTGTATTTTATTAATGGTATTTTCATAAATGGTTATACATTCATTCACATATTCATTAACGATAGATTCCGATAATCCTTTATTAGAAGATAAATCATCATATAAATAAAAAAGTTTGCATATTTTTTTATTTTCTAAAACTAACTTTTTAAAGTTTTTGAATTCTTGTTTAAATGTGTTGTTTTTATATGATTCTAATAACACATCTTCTATCTTCGATTTAATTATTCCAAAATTTGTCATCTCTTTTTTATTTATAAATATCAGTCTTTTAGAAGTTTGTTTAACTCTTTTTCCATTTCACCTAAAGAATTTCTTGCTTTAGACAAATCAATAAATGAATCCGAATCTGTTAAGTTATCACTTTCTAATAAAATTGTTAAGTTATCACGTTTATATGATTCAGGTGTTATCTCCGCTTCACCTCCTGGTTCAGGTCCTGGTGGTGGTGGTATTGGAGCCCCTCCACCCATATCTTCAGGTGCTCCTAATCCTCCACCACTTGATTCACCTCCTGGAGGTGGTGGGGTTGCTCCCACAGTTTGAGTTGCGCCTGATTTAACACCATATAGTTTATCAATATTGTCAAATACACCTGTATGACTGATAATAGTCGCCGTGTTAGTTAATTCAGCACCAACCGCTTTTTCAATACGTTGTTGTTGTAAATCTAATTTAATTTCTTCATCAGAGAATCCTAATACGTGTTTCTTAGCCCAAGTTACAGAAACTGGTGCAATACCTTCGATTGCCGTTACTGCATCTTTATATAATAAAACTTTTTCTTTCCAAACATCAATTTTTAATAAATCGGCCTGTGTTGATGGGTTAGTTAAACCTAATGTAAAGTTTGACAATTCATCTTCAAACCCTAATAAGAATAAATGGATGATAGCTATTTTATTCATTTCCGCAATCATAGATTTTTGAATTCTATTAATTGTTCTTGCGAAACGGATATCTTGTAATGATAAATTCTTACCATCACCAACAACTTCCTCAAACCCTAAAAACGCTTTAGGAACTCTAAGGGCGGTTAATAATTTCTTTTGGATGTATTCAATATCGGCAATCTCCGCTAAATTCTGTGCACCTGGTAGAGTCTCAATTGGAGATGCTTGAGCAGGGTCACGTACAGGAATAAAATAATCTTGGTCAACCGCCATTTGATTAAATCTCATATCAACATTACCTGATTGACTATCAACAACCTGACTACGTTTGAATTTGTTCGCAACACGTTGTACATACGACTCAACATCTTTATCGTCCATATTACCTACAAAGACTTTAAAGACACGTCTTTCAGGGGCTCTTGAGGTACGATAGATTAACATTGCGTCTTCCGATAATAATAATTGTTTCCAAATACGTCTCGCTTTTTCTAACATAGAAGTACCATAAGGTAATTTTCTATCATCACCTAATAATCTAAAGTGGGCAATTTCCCATGAATTAAATTCCATGTCTTTAGCCTTCCACTTAAATCTTAAACCTTTATTTTCTGCGGGTTCCTCGACGTTTGCCGATTTTGCCGCCATACCTCTTTCAAGTCGTTCAATCTCAATATTTGGTAATTGCATACATCCAACAATACCTTTTTCAGCATCTAATTTTAAATAAACAAAATTATCACCGTATTTTGCGGTATTTCTTGTCCACATCGGTAAATTAGTATTGATATCTAAAACATTATTAAACAAGTCAATTAAGATTGATTTAATACGTTTAGATTCTGAATATATTTGTAACATGTAACCATTTTGGTCAACAGTTGTTGATTCTTCACCGTAGATATCTAAAGCCGCCGAAATTTCAGGAGTATATTCCATTGATTCATAATCATAGAATGATGCTAATCTTGTTGGTTCATAATAAACCGCTTGAGTGTATAAGTTACTCTCAATTTTAGTCCATTGATTGGCTAAGTAATACGTTTGTTGAGCTTGTAATTTTTCTTTATCGTATTCCTGTTTTGATGTCGTTTTTAATAACTCAGTCTTGTCTAACTTATATGTTGGATAATCTTGATTTAACAGGGCGTTAGGACCGAAGGCTTGAGATAGCCTCTGCCAAACTGTAAATTGATTATTTTGATTGTTTTCCATGTAATAAATTTAATTCTAATTATCTATAATTAAATAGTTAATTTTGTTTACCTTTCTTTCCATTAGGGTCACCCTTTTGTTGGTTTATTTTATTATCACCACCAGGTCTAACATTACTAATACCCTGACCAGGTACGTTTAATTTACTACCATTAAGTTTGTTCCCCGATTTTTTTCTAGAAGTTAGTCCCATGTGATATTTTATTAATAAATATTATCTAATACCAAATAACCAACCGTACTTTTGATAATCTTCTTTAGACATGTTCTGATTATTATATTGACCTATTCTTTCTGACATGTGTGGTATAACAGGATTAAATTCTAAATTTTTCGCAACTTGGTCATTATTGCTAACCGCCCAAGACTCAATCATTGCCTTAGTATGTTCGACAACTTTAGTTAAATTACTAAATGACGACTCAGCAACATAAGTTGCCATGGCGACTGACATAATTAAGTCATCATGATGTCCTTTTTGGTGGTCAGGACGACCATTAATGTAAATGAAAGTATTCATTTCATTGAAAAGTCTTGAACTGTAGATTTTAAACCCATGTCTCATCCCTTCTTCAAATGAAGCAATAATTTGAACTCTTTTATTATTAAAATTAATTCCTGGTATTTTTTCATGGGACTTAGAATCGTATTTCCACTTATTAGCGGTGTCAACACCATCAACATATAAGTCTTTATAACCCATTTCCTGTAATTTTCTTGAGGTGGAAACTCCCATTCCACCTGTGATATCAATCACAATAAAACATGAATACATGTTGGCCCATTTATAACAAATTTCCGCCATAGTATCAGGAGGTAATTTACCAACATATTCCGCAACTTGTTCTCTTTCGTCAAAATCAATGATTTGGAACGAACTAAAGTCTTCACTATCCCCACGAGAAACGTCGACCCCCATAATGTATTTATGTCCAACGACAGGTTCTTTCCAAATCCACAAAGCATTACCCATCATTTTATTCTTGGGTTCTACAATAGAATTTTCTCTAATTGTTTGTAACATTTTAGAATCAAATACGTTATCACCTGAACCTAAGAAGTTACATTCCAACTCCTGAGATACTTTACGTTTATCATATTTTAATTTCTTAACCATCGCTTCAAACCAAGACGAGCAAGGTTTATAACCTTGATTCATTAATTCTCTCAGTTCTTTATAATCTCTTTCGTGTGCGGGTATATGGGACCAACTGAGTATATCTTTTTCACTGTATTCTTCTTTATTTAAAAGATAGTGAATCATATCGTCGGTTTTAACCAAATATAAATCTTTTGTGTAACGAGGGTCACGGTACCAATACATTTCAGAAATCCTGAAGTCATTCATATTCCTTAACGCTTGGTCGTATATCTCATAATAAATTCGGTCATAACCATTTGGTGTTGAGACTACGATTACTTTACCACCTGTAGATAAGGACGCCATACAAGCTGCCCAAAAATCACTGTCGGCCTCGATAAATGCCGCCTCATCAAATACAAGTATTGTTGGTGTAAATCCACGTAAGGCATCTTTAGATGTTGCAACGGCTTTAACCTCACTACCGTTATTTAGTTTATAATGTTTTTGTGAGTTTTTTTCTACCGCAAAATCAATACCGACCCAACTTGGCCATTGACTGATAAAAGCTCTAATCTTGTTAGCCATCTCTAATGACGTATCAAGTTTATTGGCTATTATAAGGATTTTTTCGGGTTTGTTTTTCTTAGCAAAAGAAAGTTTCATCGAAGCCCAAGCTGCGGTAACCGTAGATACACCCGCTTGTCGATATTTTAAGGCAATATTTTCGTTGTAATTTTCGTAATCCTCAAGTAATGATACTTGGTCAGGAAATAATTCTAACGGTACGTATTTAGAAACTGTGTTATCGTATGTTTGTAGATATGTTTTTAACGCATATTGTACGTCCTTATGACATTTTACGTACTCTATTAGTACCTGTTCTCTGGTTAAATTTGACATGTTTCATTATTTTGGTCTTGATATACCTAAACCACTTAAGAAATCATCTAATCCATCATCGTCATCTTCTTCATCATCACCACCACTTAACGCTTCTTCAGCATCATATTGTTTCAGTTCAGTAACGATTTCATTAACCATTCTCTGAATAAATTGAGTTCCTTGTGGGTTACCTGAAAGTATAAGTTTAGCAACTCTGAAAAATTCTTCAGCATTTAATTTAGAAAATCTCATAAATAAGTAGTGTTGGATATGTTTCATATCCTCATCAAACAATTCCATCGGGTAAGCCTCTAAGAATTTTTCCCAAAAAATTGGTCCTAAACGAGAATCCCAAATCTCAGCTGGTAAAGTATCCTCAGCCTTCATAATCATTTCTTGTTGTCTTGGGTCATCAGGTAAACCGTGAGTACCAAATATTTCATAAACACCTTTAACCAATTCATGAACTAAAAGTGGGAACGTCATTGCCCTCGCTTTTACTGTTGGTGGGTCTGTTTCGGTATCAACTTCTGATTGTCCCATTTGACCACCGCCACCGCCAGCCATTCCTTCCATATCAGGGAATAACCAATATGCGTGTTCCATTAAAGATTGCGACACGGTGTATAAATTCATTAATCTAGGGTCAACGTCATTAAGTTCTCTTGAAACTAAATTAAACATATGTCCCCCTTTGAAGGCGGCCCCTTGAATAAGTGAGTTAATAAATCTTCTTTTCGCTCTCTCCAAATCAAATGTTTCGGCATCACCCATAAACTCTTCGATTTCTTCTTCACTTGGCATTTCAGGTTCTTCTTGCATTCCTTGAGACGCTCCCATTGGTTGCATAACCAATTTAGCATCAAACTGCATCGCTCCTTCAGGAATACCCATTTCTTTAATAACTAAATCAACCGCAAGTTGTTCTAAAACTTCTTTGTTTTGCATTTGAATCGACACAACTGTTTGTAGCGATTGCATTGCGGTCATCATTAATGAATTTAATGGATTCGCTCCTTGGATTGCTCTGGTATCACCCATGGCTCTTCTAACTTTATCTACAGAATCTTTAAATCTTTTTGAGGAGATTAATTCAATATAATCCTTATCCATATCCATATTAGGGATTGCTGGAAAGTTATTATAAGGAGTCCCTTTGGATGTAATTTTTCTTTCAATACCAGGTTCCATTCTTTCAGGGCCTTCATAATCAATAGGAGCTTCTTTTAAGTTATTTTTTAACTCACTTAAAAGACTACGTTCACTATTAGTTAAACCTTCACTAACTAATTTTTTTTCTAAAAATTTTTTAACTTTTAGATTTTTTTCTGTATTTGGATTTAGACTCATTTTCTTACTTTAATTTAATTCCTAATGATTTAAATGACAACCAACTTGGTACCTTTTGTTTAGCTTTAGGTGCAGGTTTAACTCCTGGTTTAGGTAGGTATGGTGTTCCAGGTTTTGATGGTCTTGTTGGGGTATCAACATCAGGTCTAACCCCTGGTATTGATGGTGCCGTTTTAGGGCCTTGTTCTTTAACTAAATTAAGGAATTCCCTTTTAGTCATTTTTGGGGTAATATGTTTTTCAACTAATTTCATAATTTTTTTTTCTATTTCATTTTCACCAAAGGTAACGCTTGGAGACATGGAATTCAACTTATTTTTTACACCACCCGCATATGCCGCAGAAACTT